CCCTTCTATTATGAATACTATTATTCAAAAACAATTATCAGGAGCGGCAAAAGAAAGAGTTGATTCAATTGTGGATTCATTCTTTGCGGGATGTACAAAATATGATATGTATGAATTGGGTATTAAATTTAATACGATACCAACAAGAGATTTATTTACATACCAACAAATTTTAAATAACCCAAGATTAACCAATGAAGAATTGGGGCAAGTTGCGTTTGAAATACCTAGTGATACTGCTATTAATGCCGCTAGTGTAAAAGACGCTCAAAATTCAGATGGTTTACCAGCTGGTGTTGGAAATGAGTCAAAAACTAAAAATGCTGAATCAACTCCACAACCAACAGACATATTAGATGAATTCTTAAATTATGGATTTTATTTTGAAAATGATTGTCCTGAATGTTATGGCACATATGCAACAACATCAACACAACCATTTGATAGTTGGTATACAACATATGTTAATAAAAAATCAACAACATATGTGACGAAGGCACCTGATAAAGTATATGTCGGTAATAATGAATTTACAAAAGATGGTATTCAATCATTCTTTAGTGATGTAATTGAAGGTAACTTTACTAAAATAAAAACTGACTTTTTGGCAAAATTAAAAGAAGTTATAATTGATAAAAAGGGTACCGTTAAAATAACATTAAAAGGTTCGGCATCGGCACCTGCAACCGTCGGGTATAATAAAAATTTATCATTAAGAAGGGTTGATACCGTTAAAAAATGGTTTAATAATCAAACACTTGGTGATAAAAAAGTGAGTGATTTAATAAAGGAGAATTTATTAACTATTGATTTTGATGCAACTGGTGAACAAACGATAATACCTAAAACAACATCAAACAATAATACATCTGTTGATTGTTCGGTGGATATTAAACAAGGGACGGCAACAGGACCTGTAACTAGTGCATCACAATGGTGGTCAGTACCTGCAATGGCTTGTAGACGAGTTGCGTTATCAAAAATTGAGGCGAAGGTACCACCTGAACCAAAAACCGATGAAACCCCTACCGTTACGGACACATCAACCACACAAAAAGATCCATCAAAAATTGATCCAAATGGTAATCCTTCCAATACGATCAAACCAACACCTAATATAACGGTGGAACAAAAAATAAAAGATGGTATATCTAAAAAAATATTAAGATTCTTATTTTCAGAGTGTGATTATTTTGAGGTCATTAAGGAAACTGATCCTATGATTTACGATAGTATAAAAGAAAAGATTAAATATTTTAATCCTGCTTTCCACTCAACCACACCTGAGGGATTGAATGCTAGACTAACGTTCTTGAACCAATGCGTGAGACCTGGTCAAACAATTCCTGTAATTGGACCTGATGGTAGACCAAAATATAATGATGCGTTAAACACGTCATTTGGGGCTCCTCCGATCTTAATCTTAAGAATGGGTGACTTCTACCATAGTAAGATTGTTCCTACATCGTTAGGTATAACTTACGACCCAATAACATTTGATTTAAACCCTGAAGGTATTGGTGTACAACCAATGATAGCTAAAATAACATTAGCGTTTAACTTTATTGGAGGACACGGACTTAAAGAACCTGTGGAAGAATTACAAAACGCATTATCATTCAACTATTATGCGAATACTGAAATTTACGATGAAAGAGCTACGGCAACTGAAAGTACTGAAGCGAGAGACAAATATATGGTTGAGAAAATTTTATCTAATCAACCTAAAACAACTACTTCGGATGTTGTAAATCAAGAACCTAAAAAAGGTGGTGAAGCGATTGGTACAATATCGGGTGATACTGATATTGATTACACTAAATTCGTTAATGACTATTGGAATAGTACTAAAGAATATTTTGATACATTCATTAATACTAATGCTAGTGTAGGTAAAAATTATAATATTGGTATTGTTGATTTATTATATAATGAAAGAGATTATTCTAAAGGAACTGCGGATTTCACACCAGAGATAGAAGTACCGATTTATGGTAAACCAAGTCAAGTTGAGGATAAATTAGAAAAACTATTCAATAAAGTTAATACTGACATATCACAAAGAAATGATCCATTTATGTTATTAGTGACGGCAAATGACCAATCAATTAATAATAGTGATAAGAGAGAAATTGAAAATAAATTAAAAGAATATGTTTCAGGTATTAAAACTGATTTCATTAGTAATGTAAGTAATAGTGTGAAGGATTTAGTTTTGTTACAACAGAACTATATTCAATATATAAGAAAGGCAAACTTGGTGTTATCAAAAACTGATGGGGTAATGAATTCTAATAATGAACCTGAAATATATGATATTTCAGGGGATACATTTACTCAGTTACAAACTTATTTGAAAAAAATAACAGATAAACACATTGAATTTTTTAACACAACGGGATTAGTTAATACTGACGAATGTTTATATTTAAATGAGGATTTTTATAAAAAATTATCATCAACATTTATAGATAACAATACATCAGGTAATTTCTCAACCGTGAGTGCTAGAAGTAGTAATGGTTTAATGAGTGATGATTCGGCGAATAGATTTTATCAAATTATGGCACATATTTTAAATGATGAAAATAGTAAAACAGAATTAAGAAGTGTGATATTAAATAGTCAAAATTATAGTAATATACAATTTGTGACTGAAGTTGTGGATAAAGCAATTAAAGGTTGTTCGGATAGATTTAATCCGTATACGTTAATTAATAAAACAAGATACGATGCAATTAAAACTAACCCAAGATATTTAACTTTAATTAAAAGTCCAATTGAGGATAATATTAAATTTGGATTAAAATATACAAAAGTTAGTGGAACATCACAACAAAAAAATGATATAAAAGATTTGTATTCAAGTGTGAATGTAAACAATAAAGAAAAAACCTTTGATGGTAAGGTAAAATTTAATTAAAAATGAATTTACAATATTATAACAGATATAATGAGTTTTTAATAAATGGACAACAAACCGTTGTTCCATATGTGAGTTTACCTGCAAAAACAACCGATAAAAACTTTATTTATAAGGTAGGTCAATCAAGATTAGATAAGATATCATTCCAATATTATAATAGTCCTTATTTTGGTTGGTTAGTGCAAGTTGCAAATCCACAATATAGTGGATTGGAATCAAACATACCTGACGGTGCAATTTTAACAATACCGTTTCCTCTTGTTAAATCTTTACAAGATTATAAAAATGAACTAGACAATTATTTCTTCTACTATGGCAGATAAAGGTGAAAACATATTAGTGGAATTTGATTATGACAATATTACCTTAATAGATCCAAATAAAATTATTGATAATGAAGGTAATGTTAGTGATAGATTAGTTAAACATGAGAATCTTGTGTTTTATGCTAATCTTGAATGTAATGTATTACCAAGAACTAAATTGGCTTTAGGGTCGGCATTAAATGATTCGGTTAGAACTGTTTCTGTAGGTAAGATTAATTTCTTAAATCCTGGTAATAAAAGTTTTTTAGATAATAGATATACTGATGAAATTACAGGTAAAGGATCTGTACAGGGTCAAGGTGTAAATCAACCAAAATTAACCGCGGTCCAAAACCCAAACAAATCTGATGACTTTTACCTTACTCAGAATACGTATTCAAACGGAACTCCTGGTGCGGTGGATAATGGTTTATTAGGGATAACTGATATTCAGGTTGCAATTGACACAAGTTTCTTACCAACAGTAACGGTTAATTTAGTTGATATAAAAGGAAGGGCTTTATTTGAAGGTGGTAATAATTCACCTTATTCCGCTTTCTTCCAATTACCGTATCCATTATTTAATTTAACGTTAAAGGGTTATTATGGTAAAGCGGTTCGATTACCGTTAATGTTACAATCATTCACATCAAACTTTGACAACACGACCGGTAACTTTAAGATTACATTGAAATTTTTTGGTTATAAGTACACGGTAATGTCTTATGTGAATTGGGGCGCTATGATGGCGGTACCACATATGTATAATAATTTTGTATCGTCAACCCAAACAAGTACAAACACACCTGCGGGATCTAACCTTGAAAAAACAACACCAAAAATTGTTAGTAGAGGATATCAGAAAATGAAGGAATTATATTCTGAATATAAGGCAAAAGGATTGGTTGATGATGATTTCCCTGAAATTACAATTACGCAATTAAAATCACGTTTAGATAGGTTTATAAAAAATATATTAGAAAAATTCACCAAAGAAAATTTGGGGGTTTTAACTGAGTTAGATAATTTCCAAACACAATTAACTGAGTTCCAAAAGAAAGTATTCTTTTATGGTGATTCATGGTTTGAGACATATATGGATAAAACTACACCATATACGTTAAAAGATACTAAGGAAGTTGTGTACATCTTCAAAAAAGAATATGATCTTAATAAACAAGCTGAGGCAGAAACTAAATTAAGTGGTATCTTTACTGAATATCAAAAACTTTTTGATAGTAATAGTGTTGCTGGTAAAAATGGCAGTTATACGGTTGGAGGTAAAACAACAAAAAGTGAAGTACCCGTAAATGCAACCGTGGAAAAATGTTACGCAAAAATCAATCCATCAACGGATATAGATTTTGCGAAGACATATGAAGAAAGAACAGGTAAACCGGCAAAAACACAAACTGAGTTAGATACGTTCATTGCAGCAAATGCAATACCACCTAACACTAAGTTTTTTGTGTTTGAAGGAACTGATTATTTTATTGGTATAACCGAAAAGGCGGCTAAAAACTCATCAACTCTTAGAAGAGAAATTGAAGAAAAAATATCTGAAAACTTAAATGAACAATTAAGTAATAAAGATACTGGTGTTGGGTTTAAACCAACCATAAGAAATGTGTTGGCGGTTTTCTTCGCACAAGGTGAGGCATTTATTCGTTTGATGGATGATGTTCACTCTAAGGCTTGGGACATAAGAGAAAACAAATATAGACAACAGGCGATATTTGGAAGTAATAGTAGTGCACCAAGTGTTGACGTTAAATCGTCTACACAAAATAACGAACCAATTTATCCTTGGCCTCAGGTTATTAGAGAAACTTTGGGTGATAATAAGGAAGAAAAATTTGAGATTGTTTATCCTGGTGATAAGTCAATTGCAACAATGACAAAAGCTTACATTCCTGAAATATGGCCTGAGGTTGAATTTGTTGAAGAATTTATAAAAGGGTATACCGAAAGAGAACCTAAAGAACCTGATTATGGTGACGAATCTAATGTGTTAACTAAACCTAATAGATTAAGTTTAAATGCCCTTGACTTCCCTGTTTCAAATGAAGTGTTCCAAAACAAAGAGGAGATTAAATTCTTTTATGAAATATATGAAAGAATTATGGTTAATACTTATTATTCCAAATTAAATAGACAATCAGGAAATGACTCAAGTATATTTATGGTTGAGGCGGAAGATGAGAAAATTAACATATTAAAAAGTTTGGGTAATGATAATCCATTTTTAACTCAAAAGTTAAAACAATACCTAATTGACCAAAATAATTTCTTAACATTTTTAAGACACATCTCCAATCAAGGTGAGGGTGAAAGTTGGCAAAAATTCATAAGGGGAGAATTTACAATTAACTACCTTAAGAACAAAACAAACACACCATTTGAGTTATTTAATCAAGAAATATTAACAAATGAAAGATCCCAACCAGATGTTTCATTAACAGATGAGTCAAAAATAATTGATTATATTGGAAACCAAACGTCAAACAATGAGTTTGATTTTTCTGATATGTATCCAATTACTAATTTTGATTGGTGTAAAAATTATCTTGCGGATGGTCAGTCATTACAGAACGTAAATTTAGCTTACAATACTAAAGATGTGTTATCATATAATACAACACATAAGACTATATGTAATTTTAATAATGACGATACTAACGATAAGAAAAGACCTATAACAAACTTTAATTATAAAGCGGACGTATTTAGTCAAAATATAGATACTTCTAATTTTAAGACATTCTATAATAATAGAAAAATAGAAGAACAATTTACAACCGAAGGTAATTTAAATTACACTAATTACGATGGGTTTGTAAGTGAAAGTCAAACGACCTCAATAATGAACACACCGTATTTTATAAATGCGATTCAGAATGGGGTTTATAATTTTAGATATAAAACGAATGATTTGTCATCGTATAAACAAGCCGCATATCTATTTTTGAATAGTTTACCTTTAGCTAGTCTTAGAGAAAAGTATAGATCGTATAATGAACCTAATGACTTAAGTTACATCTTATCAACAATTAAGAAATTTGGTGCGGTTCATAAATTACCGTACGCTTGGATTGTTAAGTATGGCTCAATTTGGCATAGATATAAGATTTGGAATGAAACAGGTGTTGATATGTTGGATGAGGTTTGGAAGGATTTTAATTATTTAGGTAATTATGACCCCGTAACTTCAGCATCAACAAAAGTTTATAAATTAAACATTGAAGGGTATGAAAACAATATTGTATTAGAAAATACGGTATCTGCAACACCGAACTTAGTTAGTTATAATTCAACCACAATCAACACAGGATTTTTCCCTAAGTTATATGATGATATGAATGTATTCCTTCAAGGGTTACAATTATTTTCGGGAGTTACACAATTAAATGGTACTTGTAGTATTGTTGGGACAACTTTAGATGTTTATACCATAAATGATAATAACTTGGCTCCGGGTCAAGTAATTGCGGGACCTAACGTTGATGTGAATACAACAATTGTATCTCAAATAAATGGTACGACAGGTGGTGTGGGTAAATATGTTGTTGATATAACACAAAATGTATCTCAAATAGCGGGTGTTTGTAATATAACAAATACGACTATGGATGTGGTAACATTAAATAGTAATTCGTTAACTCCTGGACAAATCATTTCAGGACCCACAATTGTACTTGGTACAAAAATAGTTAGTCAAGTAAGTGGTACTACAGGAGGTGTTGGTCAATATGTGGTTGATACGTCACAAACTTTAGTTGGGGAAACGTTTAATGTGGTTAATCCAAATATTTTTTACGTAACGAATTCTGCGACGGGAGGATATTCTCAAACTGAAATCCAATCATTAATTAATGATGGTAAAATGGTTATGACTACAAATCAGTCGGGTCAGATTGTTGAAACTAATGGTTTTGACCCTAATGATAATAATCGTTCATTAAAGATAACTCCTTGGTCAACTATTGTTAAAACGACTGAAGGTGATAAATATTTTGCAATGCCATCTTTTGGTTACACAAAAAACCAAGCAAAAGATGAGTGTTTTAAAAATAATAAACTTAAAGTTGAGTTATCAAGTAACCCTGCGGTCTTTAATGGATCTGTAAGATTATTTTGGGGAGCACCAAATTATGGTTATTTTGACAACACTAAAGTTTCAAAACCAAGTCCTGATTCTTATTTAAAAGAAATCCTTAGTGATAAAAAAACACAACAGAATTTTTCGTTAAATGGGGATAACACAAAATACGATAAGATATCGGAAATGTTTACAACATTTGATACGGAAATATTAGATTATTTTGAACAAGAGTTTTTAAACTTTAGTAGATCAATTTATGATTATAAAACATTAGTACCAAGTGATAAAGATGTTGAAACAGAATCTGAAAGATCGTATAAGAACTTCCAATTATTAATGAGAGAATTGTTAGTTGTTGAAAAACCTGCAACTCTTAATTCGGAGGGGATGATTAATTCTGTTATTGAAAAACAAAAAACAACATTCCAAGGAATACTTACTAATTTCTTAGAATATAATGTTGTGTTGAAAATGGGTAATCCATCAATGTTTGATAGGAGAACATTCTTAACATTCTCCACTAAATTTTTAATTGACCCTGTATCATATCAAGGATATAATCAAGGTACAACAGGTAGTTTACCTTCAAACGGAGGGACAATTACGTTAGCTCAATCTAAAACCGCAAATCCCGAAACGTGGAAAGCGTTAGAGAAGTATGTGGGATTTTCTGAAATACCTGAGTTAGTGTATTCGGATAATGGATCTTACATAACGGATTTCTTTATTGATTTGAATGTTCAGTTTACAGAAAAAAATATTAAAGATTTTGCTCCGTTAATTATGTTATATGCAACTCAGAAACTTAATAATTTCTCAGTCCCAACAAATAACGTTGTAATTCCAAATCCTATACCTACTCCGGCACCGGGACCACAACCTCCACCTCCACCTGTACCAAATCCACAACCAACTGGAGATTTAGTTTCTACTGAAACACTTAAAGACAGTAAAAAAATATCGGTTTATAAATACGGTCCGTTAAAATATGCGGTTTATTATGATGTTTCAGGTACTGTTTTATTTACGGGTCAACCTGCAAGTGCTACAAATGAGGCGTTAGTTAATGAAATGATTATTAGTCAATATGGTAATTTAGCAACAAATCCGAATGATCCACAATTTGTTGTAAGTGTGGTTAATATTAACTCGTCACAAACAACTACAACCACAACAACTCTCCCTAGTGGTTTTGTTGGGCCTGTGGGACCTTACGGTCAAGTTGGACCTATTGTTCAAAATTTAGGTAATAGTGTTGATGGTGTTAAGTTTTATACTCTTATGGATGAATACTTTGATAAATCTGAAACTTATCTTAAAAATGTTATTTCAAATTTAATGACGGGAGTAAGAGCTGGTTTACCAAATGTCACAATTGAGGGGGATAAAGGTAATAGATCACAACTTGAAGGAGAACAAACAAGAGTTGAGATGTGGGAAACATTCAAAGCGTTCAACGATACTTGGGTTGCTGGTGGTGATTTTAAAAGTAAAACAATGTTTGAAGACGTATTATTATTTGATAGAGCAAGTCGAGATGTTGGACAAAAAGTTTATATTGATATCTTTAAAATAAAAGATTTAATTGAAGGATCACTATATAAGAATAATATGTTGGATATTGTATCTACAATATTAACTCAAAATAATTTCACTTATTTCCCATTACCTGCTTATGCTAATTTCTATAATGCGCAAGACGCGGAGAAAAACCCTGTCCCAAGATCTGAAGGATCAACGGAGTTTGCAAATTCATTTTGGGGTACGTTCTTGAATGTAGATTATAGAAACACATCACCTAAGTTTTTATGTTATTATGCAAACAAACCTAGTCAATATGTTGACATGAAAGACAATGTTGACTACAGATTTAGAGATGATGCATTTGACCTTAGAAGAGCAAGTGATAATCCATTAGTGGAAAGCCAAGCAAATAAAAAGAATTGGGATAAATCAAATAAGGTTGTAGGATTCAATATTGATATTAGTAATCAAAATCAACAAATCTTCAAAAACTTTAGTGTTGGTCAAGATGTTGGTAAACCTACCGCAGAATCTTTGGAAATGTTAAATCAAATGGCAAACCAAAGTAGGAATAGAAGTACGGGTTCACAAAACGTATCTTTATATAATCTATATAGAAATAGAAGTTATGAATGTTCTGTAGATATGTTGGGTAACGCCCTTATCCAACCGATGATGTATTTTAATGTTAGAAACATACCTATGTTCTCAGGACCATACATGATTACGTCAGTAACACACCAAATTAGTGAAGGTGAGTTTAGCACATCGTTTAAAGGAACTAGACAACCTTTTTATAGTTTACCTAAGATAGATAATTTCATTCAGTCATTAAGTTTAAACATTATTTCTAAATTACAGGAACAAGTTAAATCTAACGAGGAAAAGGCAAAAACATCAAGTGATAATGTTGTGTTCCAAAAAAATAACGTTATATCTAACGTAACTGGTACTGATACTTTAACTAAGAATCAGGATTGTTCCGATAAAATTAATAGTGGGTATGTTGGGTATACACCATTAGATAGTCCTGCAATAACGCAACTTTCTTATAAAGATTTTAAGAAATTACTTGGTGATAGAATTGTTGCAAGTGGAATACCAAAAGAAACAACAACTAATGGTACGACATCAGTAAATCCTAATTTTAGAGATTTGTCTTATTATTTATTTTCATTTATATATTTGGACTCTGCATCATCAAGTGGGTTAAAGGCTTATGAAAATAATTATAGTACAATAAATTTAACGGAAACTTACGGAGCTATAATAGCGTCAACGGCTAATAAAAAATTCTATTGTTTATCAAGAGGGACTAATTTGAATATACCTGTGGTATCATTTATATCCGCAGAAAAATTTATTGATTTTGCTATTAGTAAATTTAAGGGTATAATATCATTAATTAATCAAAATGTTACTGCTGAAGAAGACATTGTAAAACTATATGTTACTAAATACCCAAGTACCCAACCTGACAATGTTTATACTGAAATGACTGAACAAGATAAAAATACATTACAAAATAAAGTTAAACAAGCAATTGGAGTATATAACTCTTTAAATTAATTTTATTGAATAACAAGATATTTATAATAAAAACTATTATGGACACAAAATTAATATTAGACAATTACTTGGGTAAAAACACAAGAGTGTCGGAAAAAGATAAGGGTAATGGTTACAAAGAAGTTTGTGACTTAGATACTGGTGATTGTTACACACTTAGAATAAAAGACGGATTAATTGAAAGAGTTGATAATACTATGAACACATTCAAAAAAATCCAAGTTGAAACTAAAACGGGAATAAAACAATTATTAAACGGATAATCATGGCAATAGATCAAAAAATTTTAAATGAAATAAGTAGATTTAATTCTATTAATAAATACATAATGGAACAGGCCGATCCTACTTTAGATCCGGCTTTAGCTCCACCTGTAGATCCTGCGGCTCCTATTGATCCTGCGGCTCCTGTAGATCCTGCGGCTCCTGCAGCACCTGTAGATCCTGCGGCTCCCGCTGATCCTAACGCAGTTGCACCGGCTCCACCGGCAGCACCTGTTGATATTGCGACTGATCCTGAAGTTGAAGAACTTGGTGATGAGGGTGAGGAAGAAGGTAACAAAGAAGAATTAGATGTTACTGATTTAGTTGCTTCTCAAAAAAATATGGAACAAAAACAAGAGGAATATTTTGACAACTTGTTTACACAATTAAAAAATCTTGAGGAAAGATTAGGTGAGATGGATACTTTGGTAACTACAATTAATAGTTTAGAAGCTAAGTTTGATAAATTTAGACCTAAAACTCCACAAGAAAAATTAGAATTAAGAAGTTTAGACTCAGGACCATTTAATCAAAAACTATCTGATTTCTTTGAAGATAAAGAAGAAGATATGGAAAAATCAGGTAAAAATGAATATGTTTTAACTACTGATGATGCTGACAACTACTCTACAAATGATATTGAAACATCATTTAACAACTACGACGACGAAGACACAAACATGATGTAATACTTTTGAGGGGGACATCCGTGTCCCTCTCTATTTTTTTTAAAAACCTTATTGACTACACTACTTTTTATAACTATATTTTCTACGTAAACCTTTAATAAATATATACACAATGGCGACAAACAATGTTTTAGATGCAGTTTTGGCTCAGTATGAGAGTTCAAAACAAAGTGGTTCTTCTTCCACTTCAAAATTCACACAAGAAGAAAGAATGAAAAAGTATTTCGCGGCAATTCTTAAAGATAGCGAAAAACAAGGTCAACGAACAATCCGTATTTTACCTACAACTGATGGGTCATCTCCTTTTAAGGAAGTTTGGTTCCACGAAATCAATGTTGATGGTAAATGGCAAAAGTTCTACGATCCAGGAAAAAATGATAACGAACGTTCACCTTTGAATGAGGTATACGATGAGTTAATGTCTACAGGTCGTGAATCCGACAAACAATTAGCAACACAATACAAAGCTCGTAAGTTTTATATTGTTAAAGTAATTGACCGTGACCACGAAGAAGACGGTGTTAAATTTTGGAGATTTAAACACAATTACAAACAAGAAGGAATCCTTGATAAAATCATTCCAATTTGGAAAGCTAAAGGTGATGTTACCGATTCAGACAATGGTCGTGACTTAATCCTTGAACTTACAAAGGCAAAGACACCAAAAGGTGCAACATACACGGTAATTCAAACCGTAATGTATGACGATCCAACACCAACACATGAAGACGCTGAACAAGCTTCTACTTGGATCAACGATGAGTTGACTTGGGAGGACGTATATTCTAAAAAACCTGTTGAATATCTTGAAGCAATTGCAAGAGGAGAAACTCCACGTTGGGACACTGACGCAGGAAAGTACATCTACTTAAATAGTCAAGAAGAAGAAATTTCTATGGGTGGGGGTTCAAAACCTGAAAGTAAAATGTCAGACCCTCAGTCTAATGTGGAGGTTGACGAAGATTTACCATTCTAATTAAACTTTAACATAGACACTTGAACATACTGAGTGTCTATGTTTTTTAAAATCAAAACACAATAACATGGCGATAAGAAAAAGAGAAATATCTTTAGAGACGATCAAAGGTAAGTTCTCGACAAAAACAAAGTACAAACCCGAAAGTTTTTATAATTGTGGTGAGGCGTTTTTGGAATCATGTGGATTACCTGGTCCTATTATGGGTGGTATAAATATGTTTTTGGGTCACTCAAATACTTCAAAAACAACGGCAATGATTCTTGCGGCTGCGGATGCGCAAAAGAAAGGTCACTTACCTGTTCTTATCATTACTGAAAAGAAATGGTCTTGGGAACACGCAATTGAGTTAGGGTTACAGGCTGAAAAAAATGAAGATGGTGAGTATGACGGTATGTTTATATTTAACGACTCATTTGATGTAATTGAACAAGCAACAGAGTTCATCAACGATATTATTGACTCACAAGAAAAAGGTGACATTCCTTATAATCTTTTGTTTTTATGGGATAGTATTGGATCAATTCCTTGTCAGATGACTTTTGACGGAAAAGGTGGTGGAATGCACAACGCAAAAGTATTAGCGGATAAGATCGGAATGGGAATCCACTCAAGAATTTCAAAATCTAAAAAAGAAGATTATCCTTATTACAACACTTTAGTGATCTTAAATCAACCTTGGGTCTTACTTCCTGATAATCCATTTGGACAACCTGAAATCAAGGCTAAAGGTGGTGAGGCAATATGGTTGGCATCATCATTAGTGTTCTTATTTGGTAATCAAAAGAAAGCGGGCATTAGTCACATTGATGCGACTAAGAATGGTAGAAAAGTATCGTTTGCAATTAGAACAAAAATATCTATATTGAAGAATCACGTTAATGGTTTAGGATATAAAGATGGTAAGATCATTGCGGTACCACAAGGTTATATTGCAGACACAAAAGAATCATTAGATAACTATAAGAAAGAATATTCAGATTATTGGGAAACAAAATTAGGATATTCAGATTATTCTTTGGACGAATCTGATGATGATTCTGACGAGTAAAAAGTATTTACAAACGACTTAAAAAAATTAA